AATTAGCCACGTTAAAAGTTGCACCCGATGTAAAGCCTGTAATTGCCCTATAAATCAAGTTGGAAACTTCTTCAAAGACAACATCATCAGTTTCATAATCTGTTGTTGGCGTCCATTTCTCAATACCACCACCACCGATTGAATCTTGTGTATTAAGTCTTAAAACTTCCGTTTCTGTCGTGGTACCAAATTCTTTTGTATAAAAAATTATCTCTGATCCATGCTGGCCTGTCGTTGTATCTTCAAAAGCTACAACTTCAATTCGTGCCATTGAATCAACTGTTGCGCCTGTATCATCACGCCCAAAGAATTTAATTTCCCCGATAATATCGCCTGTTAATGTTTGCCCTGTTCCTGCCAATCTTGCTCTGTCTAATACAAGAAAAGCATTTAAAACATCGCTTGTTTTATCAATGGTAAATGATCCATCTGAATTACCAAAAGTCAGCTTATTTGTAACCGTATTAAATGTTGCTAAAGTTAAATCTGTGCTGCCATCAAATATATTCAAATTTAATGTTGGTGCATTAGTGTCATCAATCCAAAGGCCTCCTGTGACAAGCTGTGCTGGTCTAGAAGATCCTGACGAAGTGCTAAGAAGTGAAGCTTCTTGTAAGCTTAAAATGTTGGCTAATTGCGTTCCACTGGTCGTGGTAGCATCAATAGTTCCAAAATAATCCTGACTCATATTTTTCCCTCTTTTTATATTATACTAAATTATTACATCGTTTTGGTATCCAAATCCTTTTGCAAGAAAATCAAATGTTCTTGGGATTGTCTGATCTTGAGAATCTCTAAAAGTTATATCAAACCCTGTTTCGTCTGAATTTTCAATGGTCCAATAGTCGCCCGACAAAGAACTTTCCATCGATATAGAAATTGCTGGTTTTAAGTAAAAATAAGGTGAGTAATCCACTCTAAAAGTGCTGTCTGGGGATTGAATATCATTTTGCGAATAAGTTCGATCAGGCATATCAACTTCAATTAAGCCGTTGATAAGTCTTGGTGAAACTGATTTTTCAAGAGAAGATAATTTTATTCTAAATTGAGCAATTTTAAAAGTGAAGTCGCCGCTTGTGAATTTTCTAAATTCTGTAAAATCGTCGCCTGTCCCAAAACTGATTTTAATAATAGAAGATAAGGTCAACCAAGAATCAATTGCTGAAATACTTGTTGCTCCCCTAACTTGCGCCTCAACTGACCAATCGGAAGAAGTTACCTGACTCATTGTAGGAACAAAATCATTTGTAAGATTATCCCAACGATCCATGAAATCCAAAAGACTAAGGCCAACGGCTTCAATCTTTGAAGTGTATCGAGCTTGAACAATTGTCCCAAGATCTATGAATTCCGTATAACTATAAAATCCTTCACTAAAAAATTCATCATCCCCTGATTCTAATAAAAGCACTGAATCAGATAAAACTTGAGTGTTATCATTAAACCCTGTTAATGCAGGAAAATCATTTACCGATTGTATAAAGTTTAAATCAACAACATTTGCAATATTCGTTATAGCTTTTCTTGCGTTAAGTGACTCTTGCCCAAGAAAATTAACGGCCTTGATAAAGTATGAACCTGTTCGGGAGTTAATTGTAATGTTGTCTGTATTTCGATCAAGTATTGCAATTGGGTAAGCATCTGACCATGTTAAACTCGGTAATAATGAAGGTGAAAATCTTATCGCATAATTTCTTATACCGCATTGTATAACTGGCACCCACTCTAATTGAAGTGATTCATTTATTACATTAATGGAAAATTCTAGAACATCATCAAAAGGAATAAATAATGGATCAGGCGTAACAGAGGATGATTCAACTGTATTAATATTGGCCTTAGCTCCTGATGCGCTTAAAGCTAAAACTTTAAACTCATGTAAAAGATTTAGATCATTTGGACGAACAGTGTAATTAAAAGATTCTTCTACTGTAATCGTTACTAACTCAAATAATTCTCCATCAACTGCAACATGAACTTCATAATTTACAACAGGTATATCACCGCTGTAAATCCAAGATAAATCTATAGTAAAAATATATGATCCTAACTCATTTGAACATATTCTATTATCACCGTCGAACTCTAAGGTTAAAACAACTTGATCCGGTGCCGTTGTATTATTAGGATCGTTTGGATTTATTGTGGGATCATAATCTGCGATAACCGTTTTTTCTGCTGTATAAATACTTTCATTAAATTCAACCAATGAAATTGCTGCGGATAAATTGCTGGTTGGTACTATTTCTTTAATAATATATTTTACTGATACAAGATCTGTGAATCCAATTACTGCAAGACTTCCAATATTAATATTTGTTAATGTAGAAAGTTGTAACTCTGTAGATGATATAACTTGAATTACATCACGCTCTATAATTTCACCTAATGAATTTCTAATTTGTATCTTGTCAAAATTTTCCGATATTGGGGCATCAATTGTAATTATACCCCCTGAAATACCAATTATTCTACAAGGAAACCCTCCATTTTTCATAACGTCCTGTTGCCATAATACAAGATCCCCTCTTTGACTTGCTAAGTTTTCAATATCAACTTCAATTGTAACTTGCTCTTGTCTTAATAGGGCCTGTGCAAGCATGTAACGCCCAAACGCATATGCCTGTATATCTCTTGTAATACCAAACGATTCTAATTCCTCAAGCTTGCTGCCGCCTATTGGTGAATCATCTGCAAAAGCATCAAAAAAATCTACTGAAAATAACTTATCTCTATTTAAAAACTTAACTGAAAATCCATCAATTTTTTCGGTGTAATTCCTAGAAGATGAAAAAACCTTTATGTTTCTATTGGAAAAAATTTGTGTTGGTATGTCTTGGAACTGGTCAATTATAACCCCATAATTTGAATCAAATAAATGGAGTGAAGCCCTACCAGTCGAACATATTGAGTTAAGTAATGTCCTAACTGTTTGCGAGTCACTTATTGCGAAATTTGTTTCATGCTTATATGTTTCTTGAAATTCATCTTCATCAACTTCATTTTCCACTTCACAAAATTCTGCCCATTCAGAAATTGAATTTGTGTCAATCCTATCTTTAGAAACTGCCCTTTGATTCAATTCACCTGTAAGAAGATCAACAAAGATCCAAGCAGGATTTGAGGTAGCTTTTTTATTTGAAAAATCCACCCCATCATAGAAAGGCAAAATGCTATGAGAAACTAAATTTAGATCTGCAATTTGACCTGTCAATTGATCTGTAGACTTAATTTTTAATTCTAAAAAAGTATGCTTAACCTTTGTATTAATTATTAATGTAGTATTCTCTTTAAATGAGGTTAAAGAGCTCCAACTAGAATCTGTGTTCGTTCTAAAATTTGCATTATTAGTTGAAGTAATCCTCTCCAACTTAATGTCAAATTCCCCTGTACTTGGAAGATCAAGCTCAAAGGAGAAAAAGAAACTGGCATCAAAATTTGAAGTAACTGTAAAACGATCCGATTCGGTTCTTAAAAATCCCCCAATTTCAAGAGGAATAGATTGCCCAATGTCTCCTATGTCGTTTTTATTGCCAACTGGAGGACTAACTGGCAGCCTAATTGATTTTCTATATGAAAAAGATCTATTAAGAGTTACTTCTGTTAAGGTAATTAAAACGATAGTAAAAGTTGAACCAAGAATAAAGTACTTATCGCCAAAGTTGGGAAACGGTGCACCTGCTGCCAATTTATATTTAAAAGTTGTTCCTGACCAAAAATCATTTTTAACAATTCGGATTATTCTACCTCTCGAGAACTTGCTATATGCTCTAATATGTATTAGTTCAGTAAAATTTGATTCAATAGGCATACTAAACTGATCGTAAACCGTCGCTACATCAACCCCAGTAATACTTTTTAATTCTGATCTTGGGTAAGGTGTAAAAGTTCCGGCCCCACTTGGTGAACGGCTTACCCTATAGGTTACACTTTCACTAACTTTTGCTCCCGAAGTATTTGATCCAAATAAACCCATGGGAAATTGAATAAATATTTCTATCTTTTCCGTATCTAGTTGAGTTGTTCTAACAACTTCAACGCCATCATCATTTAAGTTTGCCCCAACTGCATCTGCAAATCTGTCGGCTCTTCCCACGTTGAAAATTGTAAAATCATCCGATGTGTCCGTAAAAATTATGTTTGTTTGAACTTCATCAAAAAACTCAAGATCTGTTTCACCAAGTTTTATATCGCTTATTTCATATTCACCTAATCCAATATCAAACAAGGCGTAAAAGAAAGTTATCTGATCCGCATTTTTTCCTTTTATTTCGTTATATGGTTGGCTTGCATAATTTGGAAATGATCTAATTTGCCCATATGTTCTTGTAACAGGCGCTAAATTTCTCGCCGTATTTCCTGATCCTGTAATGATATTTGTGGCATCGGCTGCACTTCCCGATATGCTGCTAGTTCCCCCAAAGGACGGTTTTGGGGGGGGAATTAAGGCATTTAAAGCGAGAGTTGCCCCAACATAAAGCCCAATTTTTAATGCAGCAAATCCAATTTGAGCCCCAACTGTTTGCCCTCCGGGAATAAAACTAATTCCAACGGCAATTGCTATTAATGCAACCATTTTAAAAATTTGCCCCGAATCACCACCGCGTGGAATAACTTGCACGATTAAAACGGCTCGATCATTGGGCCTAACATGCTTATACATTTTCTTGGGTATTTCAAAATCTTGAATGCAAACTTTTGCATAGGAATGAAGTTTTAAAGGAAGATCCACTTCATCAATTAAAATCTGCTCAATCGTTCGATCATTAGTTATTATTGTCTTTTTAGACATTGAGCTAAATATGTTTTTTCTGTTATACAACTTCATTTGTGAACCTATAAAAGCCTAAAATTCTATTTCGCCATTTAACTGAGTTATAATTTTCAATACATGAATTACTTTTTTCATTGAAAATATGGAGCATCTTTCCTTTTTTTATTATAACTCCAAGATGCGTACCGAACCCAAGGATTGAAAATAAAATTAAATCACCTTCAATTGGATCTTTAACTTCTTCAAATAGTTTCTTGTTATCATTTACCGTTTTTTCAATATCACTCGATTGATAAATATCTTTCCCAAGGAATCGGGGCAAATTTCGCCTTAGAACGATTCTGTTATAAAGCCATACAAGACCATAGCAATCAAGTCCAGAAAAGCTCCTACCGTCCTTTTTGTAATCCAAATTTAAAAATCTATCCACCGAAAAGGCCTCTAAAAGTATCACCCTTATATAAGTATGAAGGAACTAAAGCATTTAAAATATCTTCATAAATTAGTGTTGCACTTATTTTTAGTGAGTCATAAGAAATATTAACAACTTTTAAATCCTTGAATTGAACTTCTACAACATCAGGAAAATCCCCAAGAACTAAATCTAGTTCAACTATTGGAGGATTTACAATACTTCTAAATTCATCAACTAAAGCCAAACTTACATTATCAAATTCAATCGCAAATTGACTTGGCTCGTTGCTTGTTTCATCACCTACCACAACCAAAAAAGGGAACGCTGTATAAACTTGAGAATTGCTTGTTAGATCCTCGTTATTTCCACACAAGAAAACCGTAGGAAATTCGCCGTTTGGAGAAATTAAACGTAAAAGCCAAATTTCAGCTTGACCCGAATTTTGATTGAAAATGTGTTCTCTAAATTCATTTGAAAATGCCATTACATTTTTTCCAAACTAAATGCTATCGAAAAGTTTTCAAATCCTACCAAGTTAAATGTTGGAGCTTCTATAAATCTCACTTCAATATCTGTACCAGTATTTAATGGATCATTAAAAAGAAAGGTTAAAGATCCATCTTGTAATGTTGTATTGTAAAATTGAAAAAATATATCAAGTTCTGTTTTTGTAAAAAAGATATTTCCTGTAAACTTATCATTTCTTTTCGTATTTCTTCGCCTGACTTTTGGGGGACCAATTTCCATGTCCGATTCAATAAAGTTTTTGTCGATCTCATAACCGAATGAAGGGATCTGTAATTTATCGCTTATTGCGCTTGGATATTGTTCTGCCATTAGAATTGCCCTGCCCTTGATAATCCAAAACTATTAGAGAATACGCTGTCAAATGATCCTGAGCTTATGCCCTTTTTAACTGAGTTTGTTATTAAGACTTCTATAACTTTATTTCCATCTGAGTCGGAAGTTTCCGAAACTGAGGCCCCTGCACTTGTCTGATTTATTACGGTAACTTGAACATTCGAGCCGCCGCCTTCGACTCCAAGCACTCCATTACGGCGAGTTAAAGGGAGAATTGCCTCGGGGCCCTTTTCGCCCATAATCCCCTGATTAAAAGATCCACCACTTTGAAAAGCAAAAGCTGTTGGAGAGCTTACTACTCCACCCTTTCCAAAGCTTGCTATACCACCTGAGAAAACCGCGCCGTTTGCTGCTCCTGCTGCTCCTAATGCTGCCACTGCTCCGCCGCTTGTTCCTCCAAGTGCTCCAGCAAGTCCACCGAAAGCCGTTGCTAAATTATTAGTAATGGCTTGTCTTACTGCTATTCTTAACAAGTCCTCTATTACACTATTCGCAAAAGCTTTAAATGCTTCTTTGGCTGTTTTTGTGCCATCAATAAATGAGATAAATTCATTTTCAAAAGATAAAAACATTTCATTAGTTGCATCTTGGAACTGAGACATTATAGTAGTTGATTCGAGAAATCCATCTGCTGCCCTTCTAATTCCCGAAAGTCCATTTGCTACTGTTGGGGCCCTTTCCGCTGTCTCTATTAGTTTCTTATTAAACTCTTCTGCCCATGCGTTTAATTCTTTAGTTGATTCAATTAATTTTTGTTGCGTATCGAATTGATCTTGTTGAGCCTTTATTAAATTTTTATGTTGTTGGGCAACTAATTCTATGGCCGCAGCTTGCGCCTTTAAAACTGCCTCAACCTCTCTCTTTTTCATTTGTTCGGCTAACTTGGTTGCAAATTTTTCAAGATCTAAAAAAGAATCTGAAAGTTTTTTCTGTTGGTCAAACTGGCCCTGCTGAAAAGTTATTAAATTCTTATGTGCTATTGCTTGCTCTAACATTGCATCGGTATTTTCTTTAAAAGCCTTTGACGAAGTTTTCAAAGATTTATTTGCTTTATCTTGTTCCGTTGTCAAATTTCCAACATTTAATCTTGCTTGTGCTAATTCGGCTGTATATGCCCTAAGCCTTGCATCTACTACTTTGAGAGCTTCAACTGTTTCTTTTTTCATGAAAGCTGTAAAAAGTCTTTGAGTTGTTATTATATTAAGAAAGCCTCTAATTACTAACGAGAAAAACAAGGCAAAAATACCAATCAATACATTTGTAACTCCAACAACACCCTGTCCAAGCTTCTTAAATATTCCGTCCGTTTCTTCTATTTTCTGATTTGATTTATCAAGAGTACCTGTAAGTATATTCCAAATATCTGTGAAAGCGTTTGTTCTATCTGACACATTTTTAATGGCTTGAGTTAATACAAAAAACGCTTCTATTACTAGAGTTATTCCTGCCAATTTTCTGAGAACTACATTAAATATTCTAAATGCGTTTGAAGCTGTAGCTGCTTTTTTTAAAATTTGCCCAAGGCTAACTTGAAAAGGTGCTAAAACTGCATTGATAAGCCTAACTCCTGTTTTTAACAATAAAAAGGTTGTAATTAATTTTAAAATAACTGCTGTAAGTTGGAGAGCCCTAGAAAGCAAGGCCCCAATTATACCGACTACCTCCGCGAAATCTTCACCAACAACTTTTAAAATTGATGAAAGCAACTTAAAGGCAATCGCAGGTTGTTCAATAAATGCGGCGCCTCTTCCGATTGCTACATTTATTCTTTCCGTTTCTTGCGCTAGTCTTGCTTGTTGATCTCCAAGACTTCTTGTAACCGCTGTAGCAATTGGAAGTGTTGTATTAGCTGCTTTGATTAATTTTGCAAAACGTATTTGCGCTTTTTCATTATCTGATAATGCCTTAAAGTTTTCTGATAATCCCTGACTATATGCAAATGTTTGAAGTGAGGCTTGCCCCATTTTAATACCAAGATCTCGAACCGCTTGCGAACCTCCTGCAAGTCCTGCAACTAATTTTACTGAAACATCAAAAACATCTTTATTAAAAACCTTGGCATAAATTGCCGAAGTTTCAATAAGTTTTTCTAAGTCTTCTCTTTGGAATCCGAATTGTGAACCTACTGCAATAATTTCTTGTAACCCTTTATTTAAGTCACCTCTAAGAAGGTTATATTTTTTCGCAAGAGTTTCAATTACTTTTGAATAGCCCTCTGTCCCACCGATAGCTCCATCCGTTAACTGATTGTAGGCCCTAATGGTTGCGTTGGTTGCTACAATCTGCCTATCAAATTTTCTTGATTCTTCGGCAATATCTTTAAAAGCTTGAACCATTGGATCAGCAATGTTTTGTAACCAACCGGCCATAATATTTATAAGAGCATTGAAAGCACCAACCAACGCCAATGAAATGGCTGAAGCATAATTTAAAGTCGTTACTACATTCTTTTTTAGTGCACTATCATTTTCGTCAAGCGTTTCTGTATAAACACCCAAAGCAGGGCTAAGAATTGCTAAGATCTCAACCACTGCAATTAAATTTCTATTGAAAAATATTGAAGCCTTATTAAATTTATCAAACTTGGTAAGAACTCCTAAAATAGCATCTGATACACTAGAACTAGCACTGGATAGAGCACTGAAAGCTTGAGTAATTTTAGAGTTACCAATCAAGTCAAATATTGAATTTAGACTTGATAAATGCGAAGAAAAGCTTTCAACTAGAGTATTTAAGTTTCTTAAAGTCTTTTCGCCATCAACTAAAAACTGTATCCGAACTCTAGTTTTTTGTTCTGCCATAAACTAACCCTCATTTTTTTTCTCTTTCATTTTATTCATCTTTATCAAGAAAGAAGAGTCAACTACTCTCACAATGTCCCAAAGCTCAAAAAAATCAAGATCAAAAATAGCTGCGTAATCTCTAACACTAAGAATTGATATTTGTTCCCCTTCTGATTCATTTCTAGTGGTATTTAATTCAAAAAAAATTTCTAAATAATATCTGAACGGCCCAAGTTCTGGCTCTAAATCTTCATTTTTGATTTTGCCCATTTCTAATATGGAATTGTATTGTTCATAATTCAAATTCCATTTAAAAAACCACTCAAACCATTCAATTATTAGTTTCCCAAATTTTCTGAAAAGCTTTCTACTCCTTGAGTATAATCTTGCAATGTATCGAATAACTCTGGAAGCTTGTTAAAAAGATTTTTTGCATTTTCTTTTGAGCAATCAACTTCTTTTTCATCAATGAAAACGCCTTTCCAATCAATCAAACAACCGTCAACAAATACATCAACCAAAATAGATCTTTCTTTGTCATACGGTAATTTATTAGACTTAATTAAATTCAAATACGGCTTAGTGTATTTTGTCATAATACCTTTTATTCTTTTTGAATTTTCGCCGCCCATTCTTCTGAGTAAAAAACCTGTATCGTCGTCAATATCAAACCAAACGCCGTTTACTTCTTTATCTTTTGAAGTTGCAAAAATTGAATCCAAATTTGTTTTCATTCATTCCCTTTTGTTAAAAAACATATATTCTAAATGGGCTTTCTCCGCCCTCTGTTTTCCCGATTCCTGTTAATTCTTGGATTAATGACTCATCGCGTGAACCTGCCGCTGGATCTGATCCAGCCAATTGTATGGCCCTATGATCCAAAATAAAACCGCCTGCGCTGTTCTCGAATCCTGCAATAATTTGAGTCGTTGCATCCGTTAATTTTGTTTCTAAAAATTCAAAAGATGAATCTTCAAGATAGACTGAAATGTTTACTGATAATGAAGCCGTTCCACTCGCAAAAGCATTTGCCTCAATTTTTCCAATACAAGTTTCTGCCGTTAAATTATTCGCTAAAGTTGTCTCGATTGATTGAATACAATATGGGGCCTCTTGAAGTCCTGTTGTTGTCTCAATTAATAAAAGAGAAAGATCAATTGATCCGTTCAATGAGCTTGAACTTGCTGGCCCTGCATCGGTAGTTGTTAAAAACTCCCCTGCATTTTCTGATGGATTGTAACCATTCCCCATAAACGTAAAGGAAGCATTCGCAATTTCTCCCCAAGTTAGGTTAAACACCCCACTATCAACCAACATTCCAGTATAAATAATGGCCTTATCTGTAAGGTCATTAAATTGCTTCTGAATCGTTAAAGACTCTTGTTCTGTACCAATATCAAGAAATTTCTCTCGATCCACTGAGCCCGCAACTGGGCCTTCATCTGCTAATGCTGCTCCTGCTATGTAAGTTATAACTGTTGAAGTAACAATTGAGACAAAAACAAACTTGCCTTCAATTGCTAGATCTGTAAATCCAACTAGACGAACAATATCATTTACAATAATTCCATCTGCGACAAAATCGCCATCTGTAGTAATAGTTTTCGCCGTATCGTCTACCGTTATATTTCCTACTGATGAAATTTTTGCAACAAAAGTGTTGTGCATCATGCTTTCAAGCATGTCTTCAATTCCAGGATCTGCCGCTGCTAATTC